ACTGGCACTGGAAGTTCAGAACGGCACATTGGACACTTGAGCGTATAACATTGGATGTGAACCATCTTTTTGCAGCATCCCAAGTGAACCACCGTGCCAGTCAACAACTCTAGACAGACTGGACACTCTTCCATGTTACTTATTACCCATCATAAATGGCGGGGGGTTACGTGGCTTGTCCGACGGGCTCGGGACCTTGATCCACGACACCTGACGGAAGAACATCATGTATGCGACAATCGCCACCAGAAGGTACAGGAGTATATCACGTTGCTGCATTATTACTTTTACATCAGACTTTTTCTGACCCAGTTGCGGTTCGCGAGGTACATACGGGACGTGCGCGGAATGGTCCGTCGAGTATACACAGCAATCAAACCCAACCGACGCATCACGGACAGTGCAGAGTTTGCACTGGCGGCGCGAGTCAGCGCCTGGTGACGAACTTTGTTGGGCGCGCTGGTCGAATAGCCGTAGACGGACAGGGCACCGGCACGCATGGCCGGCAGGGTCTTGGGGCCCTTGCCTGGCAAACCGGTGTTGCGCACACGGGATGGACTGACGCGGACTGATTTCGCGCGTTGGTACCGCGTGTACGCCTTATGTTTTGGGCTCGCCGGGACGCGAATCGTCATGGCACGACGGTGGGCCGTGTAGCCAGACCGAAGAATGGTAGGCATTCGTACTATATGTTTATATTACATTTTAAGTCCGATGAAAACTAGCCAATGCCTTTTTGAACATTGCACCACCTTCGTTCCCTTTGTTCTTGTTAGAAGGTCTGTATATACGTGCTAGTAAAGTTTTGCTTATGATTTTTCCCGCTTTATTTCTTTTAAGAATAGTGTTCATGAGTTGGTTATTCGGATGAAACTTGTAGTAGGATGCACCGAGTGAAACACGTGCGGCGCCGCCTCCCCCACCTCTACTAGATGTAGCTCCAAAGGGTTGATATTTTATGTAAAGGTTCGTTACGTTCGGGGTGGGTCCACGCTTAGCTCTCGAGAAGTTCACCTGATTTTTCTTCTGCCAGTTCCCCTTGTACAGAGGTCCTCGTATATACCCATTACCTGTGGTGGGTAGTCCCAAAAATTCGCGATACTTTTTAGCACTTTGGTTGTAATTGTTCATCAATGGTTTACGCTCATTGTACACAATCCGCATGGCATTGTGTACGTTTCTCATGTAGTTTGCATTCGTGTACGTGTCCTTGTTAACTCGTCCGTTTACGAATTTCATATTCCCCTGAGATGCCATTTTGTGACGCTTATGGAGTTTTGTGAGTTCGCGGCTCTTTTCATCAATTTGGTTCGCAAGCCTCTGTAGTTTGGCTACCATTTCACGGGGAGTATTCATTATAAAAGGCGTAGATATAAAAAAATGAGACGTTGAAACAGCAAAGATGATTATCGCCGACTTTGAATCGACAATCCAGGGGTTTGTCCACTCGGTGAGCTACATGCCAGTATCATTTACGGTTGAAAAAGGCTGGAAGAGTCGCGGCCGAGGTTCGACGCCCGTCTATTCTCGGGCGGCCCGCGTGACACATGGTCCACTGACGACGATTATCATCCGGGATGTCATTTTGGACGCATCCGTACGCGAGATGGACGACGTCCAAAAGAAACTGGCCAAGACGTATCTGGATGCTGCCGAACTCGGTCAGTCTGAAATTCTCATCATGGATTTCAAGGATGCGCTCGAGAAGTTTCTCGGCGACGTGGTGGCCGACGATGGAACGTGGCTCGGACATGCCATTGACCGCGACGTTGAATTCCTGAACAAGACGGACCAGCGTCTCAAGACTGGTATTTTCACAAAGGATCCGATAGCCTACCCGAACACGTGTTGTCGTTTGGTAAACTGGTCTCGTGTGTCTCGTGTGTGCACACAGCGAATTCTGACGTGTCGCTGTCCTCGGTTTTGGGAGGCGTACACGGCCGCAGGAAATTCATCGTCTCGTTTGTGCCATCTGGCAGAGTTTGTAGGCTGTCCGGAGCAGCGTCACACTCCGGCCAGAGATGTGATGGATCTATACACGGTTCTGGCTCGGGCGTACGAGTACGACACGTTTCAAACCGAGGAGGGTTGTTCTTACATGATATGTAAGCCCGTACGAACATACGAATCTTCGCATCAGACGACACTTTGAAATCGAAAATATTGTCGGCATCGACGAGCACAGTTGGAAAATGTGGATACTTGTGCCGAAGATACATTGCCGAATTAATAATTTGGATCGCATACGATTTGAGATCTTTTAAATTTGTTTCAATGCCCCATTTGTTCATACGAATGACGCATACCGAATCTTTTCCTATAAAGGGCCCACATGGACTTTCTTCAAGTGTTCCACCATCGATGTAATGCCATGGCCCGTATTGGAAAGACGCAAACAAAAATGGAACCGAAATTGACATGGTGATTGCGTCGAGCACAGACATGTTCGGTGATGTGTCAACCGAAAAGTAATGCGTCGTCGACAGTTCGATACAACAGGCTGCGACATGTAACCGGACCGGCCAATGAGCATACAGCTCTGCAAACGTCACGTCGTCTTTGCCCATAAAATCACGGACGAGGGTCTTGAAAATCTTTCGAATCTTTGTTGTTCCGACAAGACCAAACGACTTTATGAGCGTTTTGATGACCGGCTTTATAAGGTTTCCGACCGGAACATCTATACTACATTCCATCACGCGTAACATGTCACCTTTCGTCAATATGTACAGCAGAGCCAAAATGGAACCAGCCGAGGAACCGGAAATATCTTCGAGGTCGTTGAGTGCACCGAAATCTTTCAATGCACTGAGCGCACCCGCAAACGCAAAGTATGCCATCGCACCTGGTCCAATAACCAGGTGCTTCATCTATGTTTTATGATAAAAATAAGGGGACGTGTCGTACGCACCTAGTACGCCTGGGGGAAAGTGCCACGCAGGGTCGCAAACACAATAGCAAACACGAGCGCGTGGACACCAACCGCCGGCAGGGAGCTCTGGGCCGAGCGGAACACACCTGCGGAGCCGGGGGGCAGGGTCAGAAGCACACCTGGAGTCAGCAGCACAAACAGAACAGCGGGCACAACCAAATCAGCCGGCTTCAGGGACACCTGGAGCACGAAGCGGGCCAGCAGATAGTACACCAGTGCCAGCACCAGGGCATGCACCACCACAGTCTGGATGCCGTAGTAGCCAGTGCCTGGCAGCACGCGCAGGGAAGGCAGTGCCAGCAGCAGACCAGGGGTCAGCAGGGCAAACAGGACTGCGGGCGTAAGAACCTTGGGACCAGTGATGTCAATCGGCATTTAGTATCTACAAAGAGAAAAAACGGACAAACTCGCAAAAGTTATTGAAGCTGGCGGTCGTCAACAGGGTGTTGTTCATGCCCCTGTCCTGAAGGTAGGTCCGAAGGCTCATCCACATATTCAAAAGATCCTCACTGTGCCAATCCTCCCACGATTGTGGATCCAGAATGAGCTCTTTGTCATCCGACTCGTCGACATCCTGGGGCTCGAACGCATCCTCGGCGTACAGGACATCATCGCGGTACTCATTGTTCAGGCCCATTTTCTTACGGAAAGAGTGTCTGTTTCCTTTAGGGGTGCAGCGTCGAGGATCGCCTGGAAAGCGCCTTCGACTTGTGTTTCGTTACCACCAAAAAACGAACGAAGGCCGTCGATGATTACTTGTCTGGTTATACTACCACGGCTGCTTTTAGATGAAAGTGAAACCTTCTTGTCCTGGATCTTCACCTCCACCTTTTCACCTTCGGTCGATTGGTTTTTCATAAAGGTCTGAACAAACACTTTGAGTTCCTTCTCGCGTTTGTTCAGAACGCTAATATCAGCCCGAGCCGCCTTGAGCTGGGTCTTGAGCTGGAGCCATTCCGTCATAACTTCTTTAATTTCAGAGGTCATGATTACTTTTTATATATGTGTTTTCTTTAGGCGCTTACTTGTACTCGTTCTGGATCTCAAACTTGGGACGCATGGTATCCGGGGGGATGGTCGACAGGTTAAAGATGCTCACTGGGTCACGAGGGTTGATGGGCTCGGAGCGAACGTCACGGTTGGCGTTGCGCAGGTTGCCACCCAGCGTCTCAGGGAAACCAATCTGGGCACGGGGGTCCAGGAAGCTCTGGCCGGCCAGAATTGCATCCGGGCTGAACTGACCAAAGTCCTCGGTCGTCACCACCTCCTTGGGGATCAGGCCGACGTTGGGGTCGGTTGGCATCTGACCAATCTTAAACGAGCCACCGTCACCGCTGAGGGCACCGGTGAACGACGCAAACATACCGTCAGATACTGAACTGCCGGGCATCATACTGGATGCACGGTCGTTCATAGAACCACCCTGAGCAATCATGGGACCACTGGTGGGAAGCAGGGCCTGACCCTGGGGGGCAGCCTCGAAACCGCTACGCTGGGGCATCAACAACATGAACGCAATCAGGGCCAGCAGAATCAAAATTGCGAGACCTTTACCGTCCATATTTATAATGGACTGCGACTTTTTTTACAGGTCGACGTCATCCTCGTCCTCGTCCGCTGGGTCATCCTTGAAAAGATATTCCCGCGGAAACTTTGTCTTCGGGACACCCTTGACCCGCACCTGAATAATCTTCCACACTGGCTCGAACGCCCGCTTGGTGAACACGAGCCCGGTCAACTCAAGCCAGGTATCAACCGTTACAGTACCGGTCAGTGTTCCTATATCAACCTGATTCTTTTGTGTATCGTACACAGTCGTCACCACCTGACCCTTGATTGTCGCAAGGGATGCCGACAGCTCATTCTCGGGATTGACGCTCTTTTGGTAAGCAGACCGCACCGTATCATCAGAAATCTCCTTACCGAACCAGACCACCTTGGACTCTTTCGCCTGTGACAAAATATGCTCATCAATATCCGAGAAAAGAGTCGTGTCCCCTGGGACAACCAGGTTCACCTCACCACCATCCCCAATGGTGAGCTTGAGGCCGTTCACCTGGTGCATTACACGACCCCCATCCTCCTGAGTAACTTTCAGAAAGTAACGACCGTCTGCAAGCTTGGCCGGCTGAGAGTACTGCATTTCTATCCTGAAAACATTTCAAACCTCTAAGTAATGGCAGGGACTATATGTGGTTCTCAGTATACTGGAAAAAGTTGTGAATGTCGGCTTCAGGTGACACCTGGTCGGACACCAGCTACAGGCGAGGCGGCAAACCCGTCTCGCATTTGTTCGTTTGTTGAATACGGTGTACAGTATCCATGCGACCCTGGGTGCTGCCCGACCGACTGTTCATCTACTTCATCAGAAACCACTACAACCACAACCACTACTACTACACTCGTTAAGAAGTATTGGTGGATCATATTGATTGGGATTCTATTTGGTCTCATGATATTTGGATCATTTGTATATAGATCGACACGTAAAAAATAGATGTACCAAGTAATGGACGTCTCAAAGACGGTGGAGTATCTCAGGGACACGACCGTTTATGGGCCTGTCAAAATGTGGCACGTAGTACTCTTCATGACACTCGGGCCTACCCTGACGTGGCCGATGCTCATTATTTTGATGGTCTTTTTGATGTACGAAAACCGAAACGCAGTTAAAGACGTTCGTGGTATGTTTGGTATCAATGGAGGCAACCAACGAACTGTTTCTGACTCTGCAGGCGGAGATCAAGGCTCTGCGCAAGGACCTGCGCAAGGTGAAGT